GCCGGGCTGCAAATGGAACGCGCAAAACGCGATCAAATCTTGGTCGCGTCTGGGATGCTGCGCTTTACGCGCAACTACCTCGAAGAGAAATACGGCCTGGAGCCGGGAGACTTCGAGGAAGCCCCGCCAGATCAGGCGGTGAAAACTACTGACGTTGGCGCGGTATCTGACGACGGCGAAGTAGATGACTCCGTAGGCGCGGATATGGCCGCAACGTTTGCGACGCCAGACGCACCGCGCAAGCCAGACCGCCAGCGCTTCACCGCAGGGCAACAGGCCATCGAGGATGAGATCGAGCGCGTACTGCCGTCTGTGTCTAGCCCGATAGAATCCGCCGCGATCAAGTCCGCCATCATGGGCGCGGAAAGCGTGCAAGACCTGTACGAGCGCTTAGCCGTCGCCATGCGCGACGCGGATGCCTCGAAGTTCGGGCAGGTATTCGAGCGCGCACTGTTCGCCGCCGATGTGATGGGGTATCTGCACGCAGGCGGAAAAGCGCAAAAGAGCGCCGAGGCCGCATCCGCACAAGCGCCGAGCACGGATGAAGCTCCGCCAGCGCAGTGAACACATGCTATGGCTGTAAAGGTTCCGATCGACGATCCGGCGTCGAAAATCATTGCTGATCTGCGAAGTCAAAACGTCACGCTGCCGGAGATTTTCTACGCGCTTGAGGCCGAAAAGCGCACACAAGCCTTCACCGTCTCTGGCCTGTCAAAGATTGACCAAATCCAGCGCGTTGCAGATGAACTCGCGCGCCATGTGGCCGATGGAGGAACGCTGCAAGAGTTCCAGAAATGGGCCGAGAGCCAGGATTGGTCGCTGCCGGATCACCGCCTTGAAACGATCTTCCGAAACGCGGTGCAGACGGCCTACAACGCAGGGCACTGGCGTAGCTTCGAGGAAACGAAGGCCACCCGGCCATTCCTGATGTATGACGCCATCAACGACAGCCGAACGCGCCCGTCTCATCTTGCGCTCGATGGGACGATCCGCCCGGTTGACGACCCGTTTTGGGACACACATTCGCCTCCGCTCGGATTTCGATGCCGGTGCACCCTGCGCTCGCTGTCTGCCGACCAAGCGCGCTGGCGCGGGGGAGTGACGCAAAACCCGCCCGCTGAAGGCGTGGCAGACCCAGGGTGGGGCGCGAAGCCGACGGTATGGTCGGACACGCTCGAAACCGTCTCGGAACAGAAGCTTGGCACGCTCCAGTCATCAATGACAAACGCCGCCCTCAATACCGGAATGCAAATCGCGGCGGTCGAGATCATCATTGCGATGATCCGCGAAATGCTCGCCGGGAACGATAGCGCGGGAACCTGATCCCGGCTCAATCAACGGACGGCGCGCCCATCATCGGGCGCATGAAAAACAAGCCGATTTCTCTGACCTTCGCGGCCACTCCGGTCGATGGAGCGCCGAGCCGATTCTCCGGCGTTGCATATTCTGGCGGCGTCATCCCGAATTACGGCTGGTTCGGAGACGTTGCGATTGACCTGGATACGCTGCAAAACGCTCAAGGCGATGATCTCCCGATCCTGGTAGACCACGACCAGACCATCGACGGCATTGCTGGCAAGGGCCGCATCTTCAAGGCCACCGGACCCGACGGGCTGCCCCTCCTGTCCGTCGAAGGCGAGCTTTTGCCGGCCACCGATGCCGGGCAGAAGGTCGCCGCGCTGTTCGCTGCTGGTTTCCCGGTTCAGCTTTCGGTGGGCATGCAAGCCAACGTGCGCGAGGTCTCCGAGCCGACCACGGTCAACGGGCGGGCAATGGATGTGTCCGCAATCTTCGAGGACGCCACCGTTCGGGAGGTGTCATTTGTTCCCATTGGGGCCGACCCGAACACCCAGGCGCAAGCCTTTTCAGCCGCCGCACCAGCAACCCCAAAGGAGAAACCAGACATGAATGAAGTCGAGGCACTGAAGGCTCGCATCGCCGAGCTTGAGGCGCAAATCGAGGCCGCTCGCGTCGAGCGCCGCCGCGCCGATCTGTCCGCGCTGTTCGAGGCCGTTGGCCGGGACGTGCCGAAGGATGACAAGCCGTACCTGGAAATGAGCGATGCGGCCTTCGCCGCCTTCGCCGCCGATCTGAAGGCAGTCGCCAAGCCAGCGCGTGACGCGGCTCTGTTTTCCGCGACCAGCCTTGGAAAAGCCGACGCGGGAAAGCCGGATGACGATAAGCAGCGACTGAATGCCCTGCTGTCGGCGGTCGATTCCATCATCAAGTCGTAAAGGAGCGCAGAAATGCCGATCATGCAAAGCACCGAGGGCCAGTTCCTCAAATACGAAGAAGAACAAGGCTACAGCCGTGACGATGTGATCGTCGCATCCGGCCAAAACATCGCCATCGGCCAAGTGGTCGGGCGCATCACCGAGAGCGGCAAGATCGCCGCCTTCGACCCCGCCGCTGCGGACGGGACGCAGAACGCAATCGGTGTTTCGCTGTCCGCCGTCGATGCTACTGCTGGCGACAAGCCGGGTGTGATCGTGGCCCGTCAAGCCATTGTCGTTGACCGCGACCACTTGGTATGGGGCGGCGCGCCCACCAACGCGCAGAAAGACGCCGCCGTCGCTCAACTCAAGGCGCTGGGCATCCTGGCCCGCGCAACCGTCTAAAGGAGGCACCGCATGTTGCTCAATAACTTCACCAATGCCGAGCTGACGGCAGCCATCAACAAGTTCCCCGTTCAGTGGGGCCTGATCGGACAAATGGGCTTGTTCCCATCGCGCGGTGTCGCCTCGCGCTCCGTCGTGATCGAGGAAGCCTCCGGTGCGCTTGCCGTGCTTCCATCTCATGAGTGGGGCGGCAACGGCACGACGGCAAGCGCTATCAGCCGCAACACCGTCGCGTTCGGCATCAAACAGACCGTGCATGAGGATGTGGTCATGCCGGGCGACGTGCAAGACGTGCGCGACTTCGGCGTCGACGGGATGAACACGGTCGCGTCTGAAGTCGCCCGCCGCTTGCAACGGATGCGCGCCAAGCACGACATCACCCTTGAGTGGAAGCGCATGGGCGCGCTCAAGGGGCAGGTCACGAATGGCGACGGCTCGGTCATTGCCAACCTGTTTTCGTCCTTCGGCGTCACCCAGGTGACGGTTGACTTCACGCTCGGCACGTCGAGCACCAGCGTCCTGTCCAAGTGCGCCGACGTTATCAACCAGGTGCAGGACAACCTCAAGGGCGACACCATGACCGGCGTGACCGCGCTGGTGAGCCCCGAGTTCTACTCGAAGCTGATCGAGCACGACAAAGTTCAGGACGCCTACAAGTACCACAGCGAAGCAGCCGCGCGCCTCGGTCAAGACATGCGCGGCGGGTTCCAGTTCGGCGGCATCAACTTCGTCGAATACCGCGCATCCGTCAGCGGGAACCGCTTGATCGCGGCCAACGAGGGACACGCCTTCCCGGTCGGCACGATGGACACCTTCGCCACCTACTTCGCCCCGGCTGACTTCAACGAGACGGTCAACACCATCGGCTTGCCGTTCTACGTGAAGCAGTGGGAGCGTGAGGGCGGGCGCGGGATCGTGCTGCATACGCAGTGCAACAGCCTCCCGCTGTGCCACCAGCCCGCTGTGCTGGTCAAGCTCACCACCAGCAACTAAGCCATGCGCATCCTGATCGTGCGGACGTTCCATGTTGGCAGCCAGACGCTCAATGCGGGCGTGCTGTGCGATCCTGCCGACGAACTCGCGCGCGACTGGATTGCACAGGGCTTTGCGCGTGCGTTCGACCAGGCTCAGGCCGCCGGCCGAGGCGAATCCGATCAGCCGCCCGAGGCGCAACCCGCTCGGGCGCGCCGCGCAAAGGGGTAAGCCATGCCTATCCTGACGCGCGCAGAGCTTGAAACACGCTTGGGAGCCGAGACGGTCAAGCAACTGACCGATCTCGAAAACCTGGGCGTGGCAAACGCCGCGCGCGTCGATGCGGCGCTTGCTGACGCCGAGGCGGAGGTCATGGGCTATGTGCGCGCGGCAACATCGGATGCCATTCCTGATCCGGCACCGAGCACGCTCAAGCGCCTTGTCGCAATCGTCGCGCACTACAACCTGTGGAACCGGGCGTGCAAAGAGGACAGCCCTGTATACATCGCATACCGAGACGCCGTGCGCGAATTGCACGGAATTGCGACAGGGAAAGTCGTGCTGTTCGGCTCTGCCGACGGCGCAGCCGTTCCGCGTGGTGCCGCAGCATGGACTCCAGCACGTCAGATGACTGACGCAACGCTTGCCAGGATGTTGGCATTCCAGCCAGGAGGTTGCAATGTTGACAATCACTGTTGACGATTCCAAAGTCATGGCGGCCCTTGCAAAGCTGCGCTCGCGTGCGTCTGACATGACGCCGGTCATGACCGACATCGGCGAGGAACTGGTGTCGCGCATCCTGGACAGTTTCGAGCGCGAGGCGTCGCCGTATGGCGAAAAGTGGGCACCGCTCAAGCCAGCGACCATTCTTGGCCGTGAGCGCAGATTCAAGACAGCGGCTGCGAAGCAGGCCGCCATTGCCAATCCGCGCATCCTGCAAGACACAGGGACGCTGCGCTCCAGCATCGAGATTCAAAGCGTTGGAAATGACCATGTGAACGTCTGGTCGCGCGTCGAATACGCCGCAGTGCACCAGTTCGGCAGCACGAGGAAGAACATTCCGGCACGGGAGTTTTTCCCTATGCATGATGACAGCACTGTTGACCTTCCTCCCGAGTGGAAGGAGTCAATCCTGAATCAAATCGCTCTGCATATGAAGGCGTGGAATGCTTGAACTCGAACCGCTCATTCGCCAACGACTGATCGACACCGTGCCATCGCTCGCCGGGGTGCACGGCGCGGTGTCGCTCGGCGTCGAGGATGTGAGCGGGAAGAAACTGCCTGCCGCCTTTGTTGTCAGCAACGGGCACAAGGTGCTCGAGGTTACGGCAAACGGCAAGACCGCTCGACTCGCCAGCCGTTGGCTTGTGGTGGTTGCCGTGCGCAATGTGCAACTGGCCGCGCAAGGAGAGGCCGCCAGGGCGGATGCAGCCGATTTGGTGCGTTCCTGCCTGCAATCCCTCATGGGATGGCAGCCCGTTCCAGGTTACCAGAGCTTGCAGCCCGTCACGCCGCCCGCACCGGTATATGACAGCGGCCTCTTGCTCTACCCACTGGCATTTGAGATCGGCGAAGTCATCCGTGGAATCGAATCGTGATCGTGACCTTGCTTAAACCGCATACCGACGCCGGGCTGGGCTACAAGCCTGGAGACATGCTCGACGTGGACGAATCCACCGCGCAGTGGCTGATCGAGCGCGGCGTGGCCGAAGCTGCACCGGAATCCGAACCCAAAAACCCAACCCGTAAAGGAGAGTGAACATGGCATATTTTTCTGGACAAGGCCGCGTGTATATCGGCCAACGCGACAGCAACGGCAACCCGCTCGCGCTGCGATGGCTCGGCAACGTGCCGTCTCTGAAGATTCAGCTCAAGACCGAGACGATGGAACATAAAGAGGCGTACAGCGGCCAGCGCTTCACCGACCTGCAACTCATCAAAAGCAAAGACGGCGAATTCTCGGCAACGATTGAGGATTTCAGCCTAGAAAACCTCGAACTGACGCTCTATGGGCAAACCAGCGCGGTGGCTTCAGGAACCGTCACGGGTGAGGCGCTGCCAGCGGGCGCGGTCGCGGGCGGTATCTACCTGCTGGCAAACCAGTTTGTGTCTGCCGTGACGGTGAAGGATTCTGGATCGACCCCGGCAACACTGGTATCCGGAACCGACTACAAGGTCTATCCCGAGCAAGGCGCGATCGAGCTACTCAATGTGACCGGATTCACCCAGCCGTTCAAAGTGGACTACAGCTATGGCGCAGCCAAGCGCCTGGCGATGTTCAAGACGGCGCAGCCCGAAGTCTGGCTGCGCTTCGACGGTCTCAACACCGCTGATTCCAACAAGCGCGTGATCGTTGACCTGTATCGGGTGGTGCTGAACCCGACCAAGGACTTCTCGTTGATCGGCGACGATATCCAGAAGTTTGAACTCGATGGCCGCGTGCTGGCTGACCTCAGCAAAGCGGACACCGGACCGCTCGGCATGTTTGGCCGGGTTATCCAGTCCGCCTGATGGGTGAGCGATGGCCGTCAAGCTCTACCGGGGGGATACCTGGACGCGCGCGTGGGAACTGCGCGATGCGGCAGGAAACCCGATCGACCTGACCGGTTCGAGCGCGCGGCTTCAGGTGCGCGATGCGGCTGGCGCAGTGGTGATTTCCGCCTCGACAGTCGACGGTCGGCTCACCGTCACCCCCGCATCGGGCAGGATCGACATGCTCGTGCCATATGCGGCAACGGGCATCGCGCCTGGAAGCTATCGCTTCGACCTCGAAGTCACGCACGCAAGCGGGCTACGGCGCACCTACGAGCAGGACATGCTCGTCGTGCTGGAGGATATAAGCCATGACTGAAAATGTCGTCGTGCATGACAAGGTGATTGTGACGGTCGCGGGAACGATCCAGGGCCCGCCCGGCCAGCCCGGCCCGCCCGGCCCGCCCGGCCCGCAAGGGCCACAAGGCCACGGAGGATTCCCTTCTGCCGACCCTGGCAACGCCATCACCACTGGAACAGACGGCGGCCTGTACTGCAATGCCGCCGCTGTAGGGGTGCAATCTATCTTGGTCTCCGATGCCGTCGGCTTGGTACAGGTTGGCGCTGGGGGCGGAGGATCTCCGGTGAAATATCAGCGCATAGATGGGAATTTTTCCCAAATCGTGCGCAGCGACAACATATGGCTCAACTGGCACCCGACATATGCGGGCGTCACCACACAAGTGATCGGCGGCCAGTACATGGTGCGTATCCCGAAGTTCTACTTCCGGGCTGGTGTGGTGCCGTCGGGTGCTTACGCTGGCAAGGCGTACTGGATGATCTCGCCAACTCCAAAGAGTGGGTTTTCGGTGCACCCGGCATTCATCGGGGCCGGTGGCGTGGAACTCGACCAAATCTGGGTCGGTAAATATCAAGCGTCATACGATGGAGTCAGCAAGGCGCAGTCTGTTCCTGGGGCGCTGCCTATGGCGAGTATGGACTTCCCTACCGCGCGCGACCGGGCGTATGCGCGCAACACGGGCTTGGTTTCCGGCTTCCGCCTGTGGTCAATCTACGACCTATCCGCCATTCAGATGCTGGCCACCATCGAAATTGGCGGGCTGGACATGCAGCCACTCATCGGCATGGGCCGTGTCTATGCACCCTCT